CTACCTCGCTGGCGCCCCGACCGCGCTCTCGTCGACCTCGCTCACGAACGCGATTGCGCAGATGCTGAAGCAGAAGGACTCGCAGGGCCGGTCGATCGACCTCGCGCCTGCCGTCCTCGCGGTGCCGCCCGAGCTCATGTACACGGCCAAGCAGGTGCTCGAGAGCGAGTACCTCGCGCGCACGGCCGACGGCGCCGCGACGGGCAACCCCGTCCGCAACGCCGTCTCGCTCGTGACCGAGGCGCGCCTCTCGAACGCGAGCTTCACGAACGCGAGCGCGACGGGCTGGTACCTCTTCACCGCGCCGCAGTCGGTGCCGTTCGTCGTGGCGTTCCTGAACGGCGTTCAGGCGCCGACCGTCGAGAGCTTCGGATTCGACACGGACCCGAGCACGCTTTCGTACAGGTGGCGCGTGTACCACGACTTCGGCTGCGCCTTCGGACAGAAGCAGGCGAGCGTCTTCATGAAGGGCACGACCTAAGTAGATTTCCCGCCGGTGTCGGATGCACCGGTTCACCTTCGGGCCGCGTGCGGGGAGACTCGCACGCGGCCTTTCGACAGAAAGGCAGGGACAGCATGTTCACGATGAAGTCAGACTTCAGCAAGTTCTTCGACCGCGTGATCGTCGAGACCGAGGTCGAGCGGATCGAGTTCGAGGGTCTGAAGCGCAACGCGATGTACATACGAAAGGTGGCGCGCAACTCGATCCGCCGCAGGAAGAGCCCGTCGAAGCCGGGCCAGCCGCCGCGCTCCGTGCGTGGCGACCTGAAGCGCGGAATCGAAGCCCACTTCGAGCGAGGGGTTAACGAATCCGTGGTAGGCCCGATGGGCTTCGGATGGTCCAAGGGCGCGCAGCTGGTGGGCGCTCCGAATGTCCTCGAGTTTGGCGGCGATACCGTGATCGACCGCTCGGTCGTGCGCAAGGTCGGCGACGGCGGCGAGGTCCGCGTGGTGAGCGGCGCGGCGGCGGGCGTGAAGCGCGACTCGTCGGGCAAGTTCCTCCGCGCGTCGCAGCGCGGCAAGGAGGTTCGCCCAGGCGTGCGCGTCGTGTACGGCAAGATCAGGACGCAGGCGCAGGCCGAGCGTGCTACGCGAATCAATCGCGAGATATTCGCGCCGCAGCCGGTGCGCGTGGCCGCGCGCCCGTTCATGGCGCCCGCGCTCGAGAAGTCCCTGCCGAAGCTCGCGCCAATGTGGGCGATGAGCGTGCGCAGCAGCTGAGGCGACCGGCGGAACGGGCGCCGATGGGCGTTCAAGTCGGATATGTTGCAATGAACAAAACCGCGCGTCTGATCCACGCGCGGCGGCCGATCCCCGGCGGGCGCTTGGAAACGCCTTCCCGCCCGCCGGGGTCGGCCAACAAGGAAGGCGAACATGGCAAAAGCGAAGAAGAAGCAGGCGCCGCAGGCGCAGTCGGACGAGGTCGCACGCAAGCGCCAAGAGCTGGCCGCGCTGCTTGCGCGGATTCTCGCAACAAAGGCGTGGCTCTCGTGCAACTCGGTCTACACCGTCTACTGGTGGGCGGACGAGAGCACCGACCATCCGCCCCTCTGCGACCACGACCCTTGCAGAGAGCAGGCTGAGTCCGACCGGTTCCTCGCCTACTTGCACGAGATTGCTTCCGGGCTCGATGAAGGCGAAAGGCTTGCGGCGCTCAACGAGCTCGCGGCCCGTTGGTACAGGGACTACGGCGGCAGGGGGCCCACGCTCGACCTCGTCGCGCGCGCCCTTCGCGCGCTAGGGCCGCAGGAGCAGCTGGAAGAGTCCGCGCGCGCCATCCTCGAGACTATTCGAGACAACGGCCCGCAGTCGGTGGACGGGCTCTCGCATGCCGTTGGAGTCCACCGAGACACGACACGCAAGAAGCTTGCTGAGCTCGCAGTTCGAGAGCTCATCGAGCGCGACAACGAGCGCGCGCCGTACCGCTTGACCGACGCGGGAAAGAGGGCGCTCGGATGAGCGCGCGCGGCGTACTCGGCAAACTCGGAGAGATTCGGCAAACTCTCGGCGAAGATTCGGCAAACTCTCGGCACAAGAGAAAACACGGCGCGGCACGATGCGCGCATGAACAACACCCAACGACAAGTCCCGCCGATCGCACCGCCCCCGCAGATTCTCGTCGGCGTCGCCGAGGCGCGCGCCTTGCTCCGCATCGGCTCGCAGCAGCTCTACCAGCTTGCCCGCATCGGCGCGGTCCCGTCCGTGCGCTGCGGCAGGGCGCTTCGGTTCATCCCTTCGGAGCTCGAGGCGTGGGCGCGCGCGGGATGCCCGCGCGACCCGGGCGCCGCGGAGTCGATCCGAAGGGGCCGCAAGTGAGCGTCGGAGACTACCGACCGCTTCCTCTCGAGCGATTCCCTGAACCGGCGCGCGCGTTCATCGGCGAGTGTGCGGAGGCGATCGGCTGCGATCCGGCGTTCGTCGCGCTGCCCCTGCTCTCGACGCTGGCGGCGGCGGTCGGCACGACGCGAAGATTCAGGCTGAAGAGGGGCGGACACGCGGACCATGCGTGGACCGAGCCCTGCGCGCTTTGGACCGCGCTTGTCGCCGAGAGCGGATCGCACAAGACGCCCGCGATGCTTCGCGCGGTCAAGATGGCAAACGACGCCGACGCGGAGCTCGGTCGAAAGTACGAAGAGGAGATGCGCGAATACGAGCGCGCGAAGCTCGGCTTTCAGTCGAAGGCCGAGGCGTGGGCGAAGTCGCGTCGCGGCGACAAGGACGCCGAGCAACCCGAGGAGCCCAAGAAGCCGCCGAACCGCGCGCTCGTCGTGAAGAACACGACGATTGAGGCGATCGCGCCCCTACTCCAAGACAATCCGCGCGGGCTTCTCGTCGCGCCCGACGAGCTCGGCGGCTTCGTCGCGTCGTTTGACCGGTACGCGAAGTCGAAGGGCGGCGGCGAGCTCCAGCAATGGCTCGAGCTCCACAGCGCGGGCGACCTCAAGATCGACCGCAAGACGGGCGTACCTTCGACGATCCGCGTGCGCGGCGCGCTCGTGAGCATCACCGGCGGGATTCAGCCGGGAATCCTGCGAAGGATCATGGGACGATCGCAGCGAGACTCCGGCTTCGCGGCGCGGTTCCTTATGGCAATGCCGCCGCAGCGGCCGCGCGTGTGGTCGGACTCATCAATCCGAGAGGCGACATGGAACGCGCTCGCGCGCGCGTATCAGCGCCTCCGCTCGCTCAAGTTCGAGGCGGAGTGGCCCGAGGCTCGATACGCCGTTCTCGACTTCGGGCCGGGCGCGTTCGAGGAGTGGCTCGACTTCTACAACCGCAATGGCGCGGCGATCGACGCGAGCGAGGGCGACCGCCGCGCCGCGTACTCGAAGATCGAGGCGGCGGCGGCGCGCATCTCGCTTCTCTTCGCGCTCCTCCGATGGGCCGGTGGCCCCGAAGGCACGCCCGAGCCCCGCGAAGTCGACGCCGAGAGCGTGCGCGACGGCTGCGCGCTCGCGGACTGGTTCCGCGAGGAGGCCGACCGCGTGTACGGAATCTTCGAGACGGACGCGGACGGCGGCGACGCGGACGGCGGGGCCGATGATCGGGTGCTCGCGTTCCTTGGGCGTGCTGGCCCCAGCACCGAGCGCGACATCCGCACCAAGGCGGGCGGCGGATTTCAGCGCCGCGGAGACATTGTCAAGGCCGCGCTTAGGCGGCTTCAGGACGAACACCGAGAGGATGCGTCCCGCGGCGTGACCGTCGCCAACCGACCGGCGAGCGAAAGGGGCGGGAGGCCAACCCTCGTCTACGCGCTTCCCTCGAGCCCGTGCTCGTGCGCCTACTGCGAGAACCGGCGAAACGGCATCCTGGGAGCGCCCTCCGCGTCAGGGACGCCCGAGGCATGCGGATACCGCGAGGACTGCGGCGAGCTGATCGAAGCGTGGCGCAATGCCACGAGCCCGGCGCATCTCGAAGCTGCCGCGCGCACGCTTGGCGTGTCGGCCGACGCACTGCGCGCGCTCGGGTTCGCGTGGTGTCCCGAGGGCTTGGGCTCCTATGCGTTCCCGATGCACGACGAGAGCGGCCGTGTGTGCGGAATCCGCCTGCGGGCGCCGGTCGACGCGGGCGCGAGGAAGTGGGCGGTCAAGGGCTCGCGCCCCGGGGGGTTCTGTCCGATCGACGGGTGCGGCGCACCGGCCGACCGCGTCTTCGTGTGCGAGGGACCGACCGACGCGGCCGCATTGCTCGGGGTCCGCGATCCCGCAGCGCCCGAGCGGCCGCTCGCAGTGATCGGGCGCCCGTCGTGCAGCGGGCAGGAAGAGCTCATCTCGAGGATCGCGCGGTCCTTCGCGTCGGAAGACGCCGAGCTGGTGATCGTCGCGGACGGCGACGGCGCAGGCCGAAGCGGTGCCGCGGCGCTTGCCGCGCATCTTGGAGCGAAGAGGTTCCGCGTCCGGACGGTGACGCCCCCGGCGGGCTTCAAGGACGCCCGGGCGTGGCTGCGCGGGCGGGGGCAGGCCGAGGCGTGGGGGTGGCTCTCGGGCAGCGCGATTGAATCAGAACAGGCGGAGGACGGGGACGAGTGCCCGTTCTGACCGCAGGGGCGGGGTTTCGGGGTTTCGGTACTGATTTTCCTTGTGGAGAGACCGACATGACGCAGCAACAGCGCGAGCGATGGGGGGACGGCCTCTACCGGAGGCAGGGCAGCGAGGTTTGGCGCGCGCGATTCAACGACCACGACGGCCGGAGGGTCGATCGGTCGACGAGGTGCAAGTCTCGGGCCGATGCCGAGATCGTGCGGGCCCGATGGGTGACGGAGGCGCAGAGCTTCCGAATCGCGGTTCCCGACGCGAGGGCGCGGCGCCTGCTGCTTCAGGCCGACCGACCGATCGAGGAGCATCTCGCGGACTACGCCGAGAGCTGCACGCACGAAGGGCAGGCAAGGCGCGCCGTCGACCAGAAGCGCGCCCATGTGCTCGACTTCGTCCGCTTCGCTAGCGTCGGCAAGCTGGCCGAGGTCGACCGCGACGCCATCCAGTCATGGCTCCAATCGGTGAAGCGGGAGGGGCGATCGAACCGCACCGTGAACCATCACCGCCAATCCGTTGCGGCGTTCCTCTCGTGGTGCGTCGAGGGCGGCAGGATGCGAGAGAACCCTGCAACGCTCGTCAAGAAGCTCAACGAAACGACCGACCGCAGGCGCGAGCGGCGCGCTCTGACCGATGACGAGCTCGCCCGGCTGTTCGCGGTCGCGGCCGAGCGCGAGCGGCTCGCGTGGTACGCCTGCGCCTACTACGCCGGCCTTCGCCGCGGCGACCTCCTGCGCCTCGAGTGGAGAGACATCGACCTTGCGGGCGGCTACCTCTCGATCCGTGGGGGCAAGTCGGGAAGAACCGACGATGTCCCGCTCGCCCGCGAGCTCGCGCCGATCCTCGAGGAAAGGCGGCGCGAGCGTCGCGCCACGCCATCCGCCCGAGTGTTCCCGCAAGCCGTCTCCGACGAGACGCGGCGGGAGGACTTCGCCCGCGCAAGCATCCCCGAGCGCGACGAGGGCGGGCGCGTCGCCGACCTCCACTCCCTGCGCACGACGCTCGGGACGAACCTTGCGCGGGCGGGTGTCGCGCCCCAGCACGCGCGGGACATGCTCCGGCATTCGGACATCAAGACCACGATGGCGCACTACACCGCGCTTCGCCTCTCCGACACCGCCCGTGCGATCGAGGCGCTTCCGAGGATCGCGGCGCCGATGCGGTCGGCCGTCGGTTCCGAGACGGCGACAGTCGGGCGGACGCACGGGATCCCGCCATGTGGTACCGTTCCACCGTCACCAATTTCGTCACCATTTGGACGGCTACAGGCACTACGAGACGCCACCAGCCGACACGAACAGCCGATGATCGTCGAACCGCAAAACCACCGAGAAAACAAGGCGTTTCAGCCTGTTTTCCCGATGGATTTGCGAAAGCGGGCGAAGGGGATCGAACCCTCGACATTCAGCTTGGAAGGCTGCGGGGGGGTCGCTGAGAACGGCTTGAAACAAGCCGAATCCGAAGAGGCGCGAGCGACCGTCACCATTTTCGGAGACGCCCGGCCCGAAGCCGAGGCGCTCGCCTCGACGCTCGCCGCGCTGCCGCCGGGCACGCTGGCCGTCCTGCGCTCGATCCTCTCGGCGCTCCACGCGGGAGCGATCCCCGACGATACCGCATCCGAAACCCGAAACCCCGCCGTCGCTGCGCAAGCCCATTCCGCGCAGGCGCTTGCGCATGGCGGTTTCGCGGAAACCCACAACCGAACCGTAAACCAGAACCCATCACCGACCGCGCCGCGTGGCGCGGCGGCGGTGGGATCGTCTTCAGAGGAGCAGTGAACCAATGGCATCCGACCAGACCGCAACCTTCGACCGAACCGCGCCCGAGCTCCCCATGCTCGAGCCGACCAGCCCGCAGGCTCTCGACCTCCACCGGCTCGCAGAGCTCGCGGCCGTCGCGCGCCGTCTCGACTGGGACCGCGCCGCTTTCATCCTCGACACCGCGCACGCGCTGATCCGCGGCTACGCCGAGCATGGCGACTTCGACCGCTCGTGTCGCGGCGCCGAGTTCGAGCTCGCCCACCACTGCGCCAAGACCGCCGACGCGCAGGGCCATTACGCCGCGTTCGTCTCGCTCGTCTCGCTGGCCGTCGAGGTCGGCGCGCTGCCCAATGGCGCGGCCGCGTGCTGCGGGGAGATCGACGCCCGGCGGCCGCGCTCGACTCCGCAGACGGCATTCGACGCCCACGAGGCCGCGAGCGAGCGCCCCGAGTGTGCGCGCGCCCTGCGCCACGCCTTCGACCGCGTCGCCGAGCTGGCGCGCAAGGGCATGAAGCACAACAAGTGAAACAACCCCTGTGACGGGGGCCGGGAGGGCGTTCCTCTCGGCCCCCAAGCTCACGCACGATCGCGGAAGATGAGGGCGCAATTGAACCTAAAGCACTGCAAATCTGAGAGTTACGCGCAATTTGTGCGCGCGCGGCGCTTGGCGTGGGTCCTTCCGACTCCTTTTTCGGTTGGTTTGGCCCAATCGAGAAGTCGGGAAACCACACAGGCTTACTTATCCCCCGACCCAGCAGGCATTTAGAACGGAAGGCGCAGGATGCGCAGGGAAAAGCGGCCGCAGCTTCCACCGTGTGGATGCGCGGAGACAGCGGAGAAACTCGCGGTTGCGGTCGGCATGGTCGACCCGAGCCGCCGCGTCGACGCGGTGCAGGAGGCTTGGGCGGCGCATCTCGCGGGCGAGTGTCCGCTCCGCGCGGTCTGGCGCTTCGACGCGAAGGAGCGGCGCTACCACCAACGACGGCGCGGGCTCGATGGTCTACCGGTGTAACGATGTCGGGAATTTTCGCCCATGACACACAATCCGAGCGTTTTACCCCCGATCCCGTGTCCGTACTTGTGATGAGCAACATCACTTCCCAACCCAACGGTTGCGTCGCGGGCGGCGTTCTCTCCCGCGCGCAGTACGACGCCGCGCAGCAGGCGCTCCTCCTCGCGATCTTCGACGATGACGGGGAGGCGCTCGCGCAGGCCGAGGAAGGCCTCTATCCGAAGACGATGGAGAACGCCGAGGCCGAGATCAAGAACCGCGGCTTTGCGCTCCCTGCGGGCGAGCTCGCGCGGATCGCAACCAATCTCTTCCTTCCGCGCAAGCGGGTCGGCCGTAACTCGATGTGGTCGCGCGCGCAGATCGACGCGGTGATCGCCTACCTGAGCGCGTCCGTCGACGGCAAGATCCGCGGCCGACTCACGGACGAGGCGCGGACGCGGCTTGTGTCGCGCCACCAGTGCGAGGGGTGGCTGCGCGTCGAGCGGGCGCTCTACCCGCACGCAAAGGCCAACCTTCACCGCGTGTGCGACGAGGTCCGATGCAAGGACATCTTCTCCGTGTGGCAGTGGATCGGCGGCGACCCCGGCGAAGTGTGGCCGCATCGGTGGTCCGCGCACGAGATCGCCAAGGCGGCGGAAGCGGTGGTTGCCGAGCGCAAGCGCAGCTTCTCGAACTTCACGCGGCTGGTGCAGGACCCGTCTTCGGAGATGGATTCATGAGCGCCCCGCAGATGATCCGCACGACGGCCACCGTTGAGCTCGAGGCGAAGGCTTCGGCAGACGCCCCGCCGCGCTTCTCGATGGTGGCCTACACCGGCGGAAAGATGGATGTCGGCTTCGGCGACCCCGTCGTTGTGGACCTCGCGGGGCTCGACCTTGGCGCCAAGTCGCGCCCGATCCTGCGCGACCACTCGGCAACGCGCATCGTTGGGCACACGACGGATATCCGCGTGGCGCGTCGCGGCGACAACGGCGAGGAGCTCCTCGTGTCGGGCGTCATCTCGGGCAGCGGCCCAGACGCGGCCGAGGTGGTCGCGAGCGCGCGGCAGGGCTTCCCGTGGCAGGCGTCGATCGGCGCGGCCGCGACGGAGTGGGAGCAGGTGCGCGCCGGTGCGCATGTGACGGTCAACGGAACACGGATCGACGGTCCGGCGCAGGTCGCGCGGAAGTCGGTCCTCAAGGAAGTCTCGTGGGTGGCGCTCGGCGCCGACGATGCGACGAGCGCAAGGCTCGCCGCAGCCGCACGGGACGGGAACGGAAACACCCAACGAAAGGGGAACGGAATGGCACAGAGTGAGATCGAGATTCGTGCAAGCGAGCGGCAGCGTCTCGCGGACATCAACGACATCGTGCGCGGCGTCGCCGCCGACGGCGTGGCCGAGCTGAAGGCGCAGGCCATCAACGGCGACATCGGCCTTGACGAGCTGCGCGCGGCCGTCCTCGAGAAGTTCCGCGGCATGGCCGCGCTCGAGAATCTGCGCGCGTCGCGTCCCGTGATCGGCGCGCCGCGACAGCCCGGGCCTGGCTCGACCGCGTCGGCGCGCGACATCCTCGCGGCAAGCATCATGCGGCGTCTGCCGGGTGGCTCGAAGGCCGCAGAGAAGGCCTATGGCGCGGCCGCGCTCGAGGCGTGCGACGAGAACCGCATCGGCTCGCTCGTCGAGGCGTGCGAGTTCGCGCTGCGCAGCGAGGGACGCGATGTCCCGCGCTCGAGCCGCAACGACATGATCCGCGCTTCGCTCTCGACCGTCTCGCTTCCGAACGCTCTCGGCGACGCCGTCGGCCGCATGCTGATGGAAGCCTACGGCGAGGCGCCCGCGAGCTGGCGCTCGTTCGCCGCGATCCGCAGCGTCTCCGACTTCCGCACGGCTTCGGAAATTCAGCCGTTCGTGTCGGGCCAGCTCGATGAGATCGCGACGGGCGGCGAGTTCAAGCACGCGCAGATCGGCGAGGAGCAGAGCCTGAGCTACAAGGTCGGCACCTTCGGAAAGACCTTCGGGATCGACCGCAAGCAGATCATCAACGACGACATCGGCGTCTTCGACTCGTGCGCGCGCGCGTTCGGCTCGATGGCCGCGCGAACGCTGAACGACCTCGTGTGGAAGACCGTCCTCGACAACGCGGGCAGCTTCTACGCGGCGGGCAACGGGAACTACCTCGCTGGCGCCCCGACCGCGCTCTCGTCGACCTCGCTCACGAACGCGATTGCGCAGATGCTGAAGCAGAAGGACTCGCAGGG